GCCGCGAGCCCCTACTCATCGACCCGTCCCGAGCCGCCGACCACGCGGAGGCCGCGGCCAACGCCGGCGCGCTGGAGGACACGCTCAAGATGGTATTCGGCTCGAAGCCCGAGGCTTACAAGGCCGGGCGTGTCGGCGTCATCCCGCTTAAGGGCGTCATTGGCAAGGGGCTGTCCCGCCTTGAAGCTCTGACCGGCGGGGCTGACGTCGACGAGTTCACCTCGGCCCTCGAGATGATGGAGGAAGACCCCGAGGTCTCGGTCATCGTGGTCGACATCTCGTCCCCTGGCGGGACTGTCACGGGTGTCGAGGAGGCCGCCGCGGCCCTCGCCCGGTCGAGCAAGCCCACGGTCGCCTTCACGGCCACCGAGGCCGCGTCCGCCGCCTACTGGATCGGCGCCGCCGCCGACCGTTTCGTCGCCACCCCTTCGTCCACCGTCGGCTCGGTCGGCGTGTACATGGCAATCCCCGACTACTCCAAGGCTTTCGACATGGCCGGGGTCAAGATGGACGTCATCAAGTCCGGCACCCTCAAGGGCGCGGGCATCCCCGGCACCTCCCTCTCGGACGCCCAGCGCGCCGACCTCCAGGAGCAGGTGAACGCCATCCACGCCGAGTTCCGCGCCTCCGTCCGCAGCAAGCGCCGGATGGTCGCCGACGCCGACATGGAGGGGCAGGTCTTTTCCGGCCGGCAGGCCGCCGGCAAGGGTCTTGTGACCGGCCTAGGCACCAGCCTCGCCGCCCTCGTCGCCGAGTTGAACGGCTGATGCCTCTCGAGGTCGAAGTGCCGAAGTTCATCCGCGACAACGCGGCGCGCGGCCTGCGCTACCACGCCGAGGGCAAGTCCGGCGACGGCGTGGTTGACCGCACAATCCGCGAGGCTCGTGACATGGCCGAGGAAGGCCGCATCTCCGAGGACAAGGTGCGTCGCATGGGGCCGTGGTTTGCCCGCCATCGGGCCGACATGGACGCCCCTGCGAACGACCCCGACAGCGACAACTTCCCCGGGGCCGGCGCCGTGGCTTGGCTGCTCTGGGGCGGCTCGACATCCGGCGACATCATGGACGCGGCGAAGTGGGCGGAGCGCACCGTCGAGCGACTCGAAAAGGAAGAGGCTTCCTTGACGGCTGGTGCAACTTTAGAACTGAACATGGACACCATCGAAGCCCGTCTCGCCGCCGCCCTCGAGGGCATCTCGGCAAAGGATGCCGAAGTCGCCGAAGCCCGCGCCACCACGGAGAGCGTCGTCGCCCTTAACCTCGAGCTGACCGAGAAGCTGAAGGTCGCCGAGGACAAGCTCGCCGCCATCGAGGCCGAGAAGGTTGCCCTCGCCGCCAAGGTCGAAGCCGCCGCCGAGACCGCCGTGACCGCCTCCGAGGAAGCCGCCAAGATCGCGGCCTCCGTCGGCGTCGCCCCTGTCGAGACGAACCCCGCCCTCGACGCCGCCCCCAAGGCTGACGTCCTCGAGACCTACCTCGCCCTCTCCGGGCAGGAGCGCTCGGCCTTCTTCGCCGCGAACCGCAACGCCATCATGGGCGCGCTTCGCAAGTAATCTTCCCCAACCCCTCACCCCCTAATCATCACTAATCATGGCTAACTCCATCCAGGCCGCCCCCGCTGTCCTCGCCGACGGCGTGATCGCGTCCCTCAAGAACAAGCTGCCCGTCCTCCGCTCGATGAGCCGCGTCTTCACCTCCACCCCCCAGGCTTCCGGCAAGACCATCCAGGTGCCCCTCATCGGCTCCTCGACCGCGACCGAGTTCGGCGCCTCCGGCTACCTCTCCCAGGATGACGCCACCGTCACCAAGGCGGACGTCACCCTCAAGCACTTCAAGGTCTCGACCCGCGTCGACCCGCTCAACATCAAGGAGTACGGTGCCGGCTTCTTCATCGACAACTTCACCGTGACGGCCGCCAACGCCCTCGCGCAGAAGTGCATGGACGAAGTCCGCTCGATCATCACCGTCGCCAACTTCTCCTCGGACGTCGTCTCCGGCGCCGCCCTCTCCTACGCCGAAGTCCTCAGCGCGAAGAAGACGCTGGACGACAACAAGGCGTCCGAGCCCCGCGTCCTCGTGCTGAACAACAAGTACACCCAGGACCTCCTCGCTGACAGCACCATCACCGGCGCCAACGGTCTCGGCGCCCAGGTCATCTCCTCCGGCCGTCTCGGCACCCTCGCCGGCGCCGAAGCCTACCAGTGGAGCAACCTCACCACGACCGAAGACCTCGCCGGCTTCATGTGCGGTGCCGACGCCATCGCCGTCGCCGCCGCCCTCCCCTACACCGAGATCCCCGGCTGGGAAGTCGCCAACGCCATCGAGCCCGACACCGGCCTCGGCGTCCAGGTCATCGTCGGTCAGGAGCAGTCCGGCTACCTCAACGTCACCGCGACCCTGCTCTTCGGTGCCGCCAAGGGCCAGGGCGCGTCGCTCGTCCGCTTCGAGTCCACGGTCTAATCGACCCGGCAACGGACTTGGGGGCCCCTACGGGGGCCCTCTTTTTTTGACCCGCTGGCAACTTTAGAGACCGACCGATGCTTACCTCCGAGCTGATTGAAGACGCAAAGGCCATCATCGGCGACATGGCCGACCTCGCCCAGACCTGGACTGCGGTTGGCGGGACGCCTTCCTTCCAGGTCATCATCGGCCAGCCCCTCATCACGCAAGACCTAGAGGCCGGCGGGTTCATGGACAGGGTTGCCCATGAGGTGCGGGTGGTCGCCGCCACTGGCTCTTGGACTACGGCCTACGGCACGGCCTGCGCCGCCGCGATCTCGGCGGGAGCCCCCGTCGCCTCGCTAGCCATCGGCAAGACCCTTGTCGCCAGCGAGCAGGGAAATCGCCAATACCGCATCGTCGGCTCGGCCTACAAGCCTGGGACGGCTTGGGTCGTGCTCCAAGTCCGGGCGCAGGACGAGCGATGATTAACATCCATTTCAAGATTAGGCAGGATCGCATCCGGCGCTTCGACAAAAACCTAGAGGCCTGGAACAACTACCTGTCCAAGCTCACTGGCGACCTTCTCAAGCACGAGGCCGCGCTGACTGCCTTGGAGTTCATCAACCGAACGTCGCCGATTGTTCCTGGCAAAAACCCTGGACTGATCGCTGACGCCCGCAAGGTTGGCGAGAAGGCTGTTGAGCGCGACATCCGCTCAATCTTCAAGCCCACGGACGAGACACTTCTGGGGGCTGTCGACACGGCCTACGGCTCCCTCGAGGCCTTTGAGAAGTGGAAGCGAAAGCCCATTCCCAAGACCTCCAACCCTGTCATCCAGCGCATCTGGCAGGACGCCGACATTCCCAGGGCGTACGAGTTCGCGAAGAAGTACCTTTCCAACGTCCCGCGCACACGCGGCATCTCGGACGCAGGACACATGAAGTCAGTCCACGAGAGGGAGCGAAACGCGACCCGTCTTAAGGGCCGAGTGACTCGAGGTGGCGGCCCATCGCAGGAGGTTCGCCGCGAACCCTACTACGCCGACGCCGCAATCATTCAGCGGTATGTCGCCGAGAAGAAGAAGAGCGTCGGCAAGGCCAAGTCCGGCTGGGCCGAGGTCATCGCCAAGATCGGCAACGTGACCATCAACGGCAAGCAGCAGAGGCCCCCGCGCGTCCCCGCATGGGTGAGGCGCCATCGCAACTCCTGGGGTTCGCTAATCCCCGGCAGGAAGCGCGTGACCATCATCAACGACTTCGGCAACTTCGGCGGCATCGCGGCCGAGTCAAAGACCGTTGAGGAAGTCATCACGGCGCGAAACATAAGGATTAACAGCAACCCCTACCCCCAGCGCGAGCTGAACAGGGCCATCCGCATCTGGAACCAGAGGATGCGCCAGATAAACCTTTCCTAACATGGGCACCAAATCCATCCGAGAAATCGTAGAGTCGGCCCTCGTGGCCCACCTCGCCGCCCAGACCGAGCTCGCGGGCGTCAACATAGAGAAGGGCATCGAGACTGACGTCATGAACCTCCCGACGGTGGTGGTGTCTTGCGAGGCCGTGGCGAACCCCGGCGACCTCCCTGAGGGTCTAGGGAACTACGCCTGCACCGTCCAGGTCGGGGTCTTCACCTCGGCCGACGCCACCGACGCCAAGTCTAACCACCGAGACCGCTGCGCCGCCGTCCTGGGCGCCTTGCAGGAGGTTTCCAACATCAAGACCGTTTTCACGACCCAGGGGGACGCCACCTGCTACGACGTCACCTACCAGTCGCACGATGACAGCCGGGGGGACAGGGCCTTGGGGATGATGGCGACGTTCACGGTGGCGGCTGTCCTGCCCGCTTGACGGAGGGTGCAACTTTAGAACAACACTATGGCCGCCGTCGTCAAAGGTACCGCCCACGTTTACGGGATTTCGGGTTCCGTCTCGAACATCACCGTCCAGTCCTACACGGTTTCCCGCTCCTTCGAGCTGGACGACAAGGTGGCTGCGGAGCACGGGCGCACCATCACCCACCGGGTCGACGGCCGCACCAACGAGATCAGCATCGAAGGCGTCCTTCAGTCGGCTTCATTCTCAATCGCCATCGGCGA